CCGGAGTGCTTACAAACAAGCTTTCCCAGTGTGCGAACGGCGCTATCTACGATGAGGATAAAGTAGTGAATCACATCCATGACTGCAAGCTGGAACGCTTTACAGAGCTTGTGGAAGAGTTGAATGGAGAGTCAGCATTAGTCTTTTACAATTTTAAGCATGACAAGGATAGGATCCTGAAAGCATTAGAGAAGTCAGGTTTAGAAGTTAGAGAGTTTAAAAGCCCTAAGGATGAGGAAGACTGGAATAAGGGGCATATTGATATTTTACTTGCCCATCCTGCAAGCACGGCTTACGGAATCAACCTCCAATACGGCGGACGAAATATCATTTGGTTTTCGCTACCTTGGAGCTATGAGCTGTACGCCCAGGCGAACGCCAGACTTTTCCGGCAAGGACAAGAAAAGCCGGTTATCGTGCATGAGCTGCTTTGTACGGATACGGTAGACCATGATATTAAAAAATCCCTCTCTGAAAAGGGGCAGAATCAAGAGGATGTACTTAGAGCCTTAAAGGCAAGGCTTGGAAAGGTGGAATGATATGGAGAAGAAGATGCTCGAGCAGTATTTGGACGCGTGCGAGCTCATAAAGGAGACCGAGGAGAGAATAATCAGGTTGAAGGAGAGTAGGACTACTCTTGTAGACAAGGTTGAAGGGTCAAGCCCAGAGTTCCCGTGGATCAAGACAAGCTTCAAGATTGAAGGATTCCCGGAGGGGGAAATGGACCTTATTAACCGGGAAGAGCATCTCCTATATCTTCAAAAGACGGATGCCCATGAGTTGAAAGTAAAAGTCGAGGAGTGGTTGGCATCTACTCCTATGCGCATTCGGCGCATAGTGCATCTTAAGTATTTCGACAATTACACTTGGGAGGAAGTAGGCGCTAAGCTATCCGGAGGCGGGGAAAGCGTTAGGAAAGAGCTGGAGAGATATCTCAAAGATGGCGATTGTTAAACTTTGTCCGTTTTGTCCCGTATTGTCCGTTTCAAGTGTGATAATATCTAAAGTGCGAAATTGAAGTCAGAGCTCGGGGGTATATTCCCCGGGCTTTTTGTATGCCTAAGAAAGGAGGTGGAGTGTGGCAAGACCAAGGAAAGAAATAAACCAGGCAGAGTTTGAAAAGCTGTGTGGACTGCAATGCAGCAAAGAAGAAATATGCGGCTGGTTCTCCATCACGGATAAGACATTGGACGCGTGGGCAAAAAGAACATACAACGAAAGTTATTCCGAAGTTTACAACAAAAAGCGGAGTCCGGGGAAAATATCACTCCGCCGGGCGCAGTTTAGACTGGCAGAGAAAAACGCAGCAATGGCGATATGGCTAGGCAAGCAGTATCTTGGCCAGCGTGATAAGTATGAGGTGGAAACAACTGATAATGACGCTGTATTACAGTTCATAGAGGGGATGAAGAACCGTGATAAGTTTAAGTCCGAAACAAACTGAATATCTTAATCAAGCGACAAGGCGTTGGAACATTAAATCCGGTGCGGTGCGTTCCGGAAAGTCCTTTGTAGATATGACTGCTGTGATACCGATGCGGATTATAGACCTGATTGGAAAGCCGGGGCTTGTGGTTATCCTTGGGGTATCAAGAGACACAATCGAAAGAAATGTACTTGAGCCTATGAGAGAGGTATATACCGCAAAGCGTGTCGGAACGATTAACTCGCGGAATATAGTCCGGCTATTCGGCGAGGATGTGTATTGCCTAGGAGCGGAAAAGGTATCTCAGGTAGCAAAGATACAGGGGGCCTCAATAAAGTACGCTTACGGCGACGAGATAGCAAAGTGGAACAAAGAAGTATTCCGGATGCTACAATCCCGTTTGGATAAGCCTTACTCCTGCTTTGATGGCGCCTGTAACCCTGAGCACCCTACACACTGGCTGAAGGAATTTATAGATTCTGACGTGGATATGTACCTACAGGAATACACGATATTTGATAATCCGCACTTGTCCAAGGAATTTGTGGACAATCTCTGCAAGGAGTACAGCGGAACAATCTACTATGACCGCCTAATTCTTGGACGCTGGAAGAGAGCCGAGGGAGCAATATACAGGAAGTTCGCTGATGAGCCGACAATGTTTAAATGCGAGATAGTGGACGCCATAGATCCTAGTGCAAACTGCAAGCAGTTCCGCAGAGAGGACATTACAGGCATCGAGATAGGGCTGGACTTTGGAGGAAATAAGTCAGGCCACGCCTTTGTAGCCAGGGGGTATGTAGACGGATACCACGATATGATTATTCTTGCCTCCAGAAGGATTAAGGCGACAGACGCAGGGGAAGCGATAGACAGCAATAAGTTAGACGCGCTGTTTATTGATTTTGTCCGGTATGTAGAAGAAACCTACGGAACGACCTCTTATGACGGATATCACAACTTGGAGAGTGTGTACTGGGATAATGCAGAAAGCGTTCTCGGTACATCTATTCGCAATGCGGTAGAAAAGGAATTTCCGTTTATCATAGTTCGTCCGGCAAAGAAGGATAGGATTAATGATCGTATTAACTGCATGCTTCGGCTTATGGGCGCTAGGCGGTTTTGGATTACTGACGATGCTGAGACTGTACGCAAGGCGCTTTCAGACGCTGTATGGGATAAAGCGAAGGAGGCTGATATACGATTGGATGACGGCTCCACGGATATAGATAGCCTGGACGCTATGGAGTACACCTATGAACGAGATATTAAGGAACTGATAGGGGAATAATATGTTTGAAAATCTAACAAACTGGCTGAAAGGAGTAGTGGGAAAGATGTTCGGTTACAATATCATGAAAGGCATAGCCGGGCGAGATATCACGATGTCCCAGCCTATGATTGACGCTATCAATCTGTGGAAGGATATGATATGCGGCGCAGCGGATTGGATTAACGAAGATAAAGGAATTACATCTCTTAAGCTGGAGGAGTGCATCTGTAGAGAATTTGCGGATATCGCTCTTGGAGAGATGGAAGTCGGTGTCGATAATCCGGTTTTGGATCCCATGCTCAAGAACGCCATTCGAGACCTCAACGAGAATTTGCAAGACGGCCTTGCGCTAGGCTCTTTTATCCTTAAGCCACTAGGAGACGGGCGGTCGGAATTCGTATCAGCAGATAAATTTGTGCCTATTGCCTTCGATGATGAGGGCAAGCCTTCAGACATTATGTTCTTTACCCGTAAGAAAGTAGGAGAGAACAGCTGGTTTACAAGAGTGGAACGGCACTATTTTGACCATAACCACAATCTTGTTATTGAGAATCGGTGCTATCGTTCCAGTTCAGAAAGCATGATAGGATCGCCCGGGAATCTTGCGGACATAGATGAGTGGACAAACATTGAACCAGGACCCATTGTCTTTCCCGGAATGACAAAGAATGATTACGGATACTTCCGTGTGCCGCTTAAGAACAGGGTAGACGGCTCTTCGTGTGGTGTTTCTATCTATTCTGCTGCCGTATCGGCAATTAGAAAGGCAGATATCCAGTACGGCCGTCTTGATTGGGAGTACAGCTCCGGAGAAAGAGCAGTCCATGTAGATGAGAGAGCCCTCCGCCATAAGGACGGAAGAGTAAAGCTTCCGGAAGGAAAGCAGAGGCTATATCGAGGGCTCAACCTTGAGCAAAATCAAGGAGAACTTTACAAGGAATACTCACCGGCTATGAGAGACGAAGCCTATATTAGGGGGCTGGAAAAGACTTACCGAAACATTGAGTTCATTGTAGGCCTTGCTTATGGGGACTTGTCAGACGCCTCAGAGGTGGATAAGACAGCAACAGAGATTAGAGCCTCTAAGCAGCGGAAGTATAACCGAGTGAACGCGATCCAAGAGAACCTCCGAGATTGTCTTTCTGACTTTGTAGACGCTCTCGCTTTCTACAGCGAACTATATACGACTAAGTATGAGTTCTCCTGCGCATTCAATGACAGTATCCTTACCGACGAAGAGAGCGAACGCGAACAGGATCGCAAGGATGTCGCTATGGGCGTTATGGGGCTTGCCGAGTATAGGGCGAAATGGTACCAAGAGGACGAAGAAACTGCTGCTGCCAATCTGCCTGAGCAGCCGTCTACTGTATTGCCGTGAGAGAAAGCTACAGCTCCTCTCTTGCGGTAGGATTAGAGGCTAAATACCGAAAGCTTGAGCAGGATATTATGGCGGATGTAGTTCGCAGGATAAAAGAAGCCGGTAAGATAACCAGCATGGCAGACTGGCAATTAAACCGAATGCTTATGCTCGGGAAAAGCACTAGCGACATAGAGAAGATAATAGCCTCGGCTGTTGGGTACAACGCCAAGGAGGTAGAGAGGCTTTATGAGGAGGTGATAGCCAATGAGTACACAATCTACAAGCCACAATACGAAAGAATCACGAGCAACTTTATCCCATACAAGGAAAACTACCAACTTCAACAGGCTGTGAAAGCTATCACGGCGCAGACGGAGAAGGAACTTTCCGGAATAACTAGATCCTTGGGATTCATGATTGGGAAAGGAAAACCGATATATACTCCTCTTTCTGAGATATACAACGGCTACCTTGACCAGGCAATGATTGGGCTTACTTCAGGAATGTATGACTACAATACTTTGATTCGCAGGGTTTGTAAGGAACTTACAGACAGCGGGCTTAGAACAGTAGACTATGCCTCCGGCTGGCATAACAGAGTTGATGTTGCAGCGCGCAGGGCGGTATTAACAGGAGCCTCCCAGTTATCCGGTAAAATCATGGATATGAATGCCGAAAGCCTTGGAGTTGAGAGATTTGAGGTATCTTGGCATGCCGGAGCAAGACCTGACCACGCAGCGTGGCAAGGGAAGGTTTACACTAGGAAGCAACTTGAGAGTATCTGCGGTCTTGGAAGCGGGGGAGGATTGCTCGGTTGGAATTGCCGGCACGAGTACTATCCATTCTTTGAGGGTTCTGAGCGAACCTATACAGATAAGTGGCTTGCAGAACAAAACGCACGAGAGGCGCGAAAGAAAGCCTTCCGTGGTAAGGAGTATAACGCCTATGAAGCTACGCAGAAACAGCGCCGTATGGAGACGAATATGCGGGCACAGAGGGAAGAAGTTCAACTACTAGAAGAGGGAGAGGCAGATTCCGAGGATATTACAATCGAGCGGTGCAAATATCAGGCACAGCTTGA